GCATGTTTTCAGCCTTTCCAGTCTCGGCCCCATCGCTCTGGCCAAGAAATTTTTTGAATTGCTCAACGAGTTTTGCAGCTATACTGCGCTCGTCATCGTCCTTCTCTCTTCTTTTCGCGATAACGATTTTCGGAGACACTTTGTCGTTACCGCTAGCGCCTTTATCAACAACAGAAATTTCATCAACGCCCAGATCAAACAGAGCCTTGACAATCTGACCGTTCCTCTCACCAACAGGGATTTTCTGAGCAGCGCCGTAAATGGACATCTCTTGCAGCTCACCAGACTTGACTCTAGCTTTTGCGGTCTCGTCCTTGAGCTGCATAGTCACTGCCCAGCCCTCTGTGTGATCCCCGGCAGGCTCATACCCAAGAGCTTGCATTCTCTCTTTGGTAATGATCATCGACTCGACGATATCGCCAACTCGGCGATCGTGCATCTCGCCGGCTTTGCCAGCACCGCCATCTAACACCAGATTGTGAGCAGCTTTCTCAAGCTCCTCAATCAGAATTAGCTCGCCATGATGGTCGATGATTGGTTGGCCGCCATGTCGGGCTAATGCGGCCCAACCAGTCACCTTCCCAGTAGACTCATCGTACTTGGCTACGGGAAGACTTAGGGAAAATGAGCTTTTCTCTGCGGGCCATTTGCCGGTTTGTTTATGAGTCAACCAAGCACAAAAAGCTTCTTTGTTAGTGACGCCAGGCCAATCTTTGGCCATGCATTTGTCCCATTCAACTGGCACTATCTGGCCTCTTCTACCGCTTCAGGGCACGTGCGGGGGAGGCCACTCAGATATCAATATTGTAAGCAGGCTAATCTACCTGTCAACTACACTGAGATATTCTGCGACTTACACCTTGGGCAGACGATGCACCAAGGCCTGGACAAAATTAGGGCAAGCTGCTTTTTACACTGAGAACATCTTGGACTTAGGTCTACGTGTTTGTCTGACTGAAGAATAGTTTTGCTTCCTCTCGCGGTATCAGATACGTGTTTCCCATTTTTCCACCAGGAAACTTCCCTGTCCGGATTGCTCTCATAATCTTCTTTCGAGGGACTCCCCATTTCTTCTCGGCCTCCTCTACAGTCATCATTTCTGATACTTCCTCTTCACTTTCATCATTATCTTCAATATCGTCTTCATCATCAATTTGTTCGACTGGCTGTAGCGAGTAGCTACCACCAAACATATCTTGTCCATTTTGTGGCTGAGGCAAAACAGTGTCCTCTGGCGCGCGTTGACTAAGACCAAGCCTTTCTCTAGCTTCCTCTTCATCCTTGTCAGTAGCTACAATCAAGCCGCCATTAGCCGCAGCAGCAACACTGTTGATCCACTCGAGGATATTTTCTTTCTCGATATCACCGTGTGAAAGTTCAGGCCAAAGCATTCTTGGAACATTGTTTAGTCGGCACCATCTTGCCACGGCGCTATTGTTTACAGTTTCCACTATCATGTCCATCAATGCGCCTAAGGCTATCGCAGTCATCGTTGTCTTGTCTGACGCAACTGCTCTACTGCCAGTCTCTAGATTACCCAGCAACGCAAATTCCCACAGTAGCGGAATCAACTTGTCTATTCTGTTTCTGACAATGCTTTTATCTATATCGATTGCCCTAGATCCACCAGAGCTCATCAGTCGGAATTTGAATCCTGTCTTGGTTCCATCAGGGTTGTCTTCCGATGGTATTAGAGCTCCTTCTAGTTGGTCTCGCTTTATCTTTCTAACTACATCGAATAGATATGTCCTTGTGGCTTTCTCGTCGGCGTTTGCGGCCTTACTCATGATACGCTGAGGAACTTCCATAACCGGGTATCCAACAAGATCCCGGTATATACCAACACCCTCGATCTCTTCCTTCTTGTTGCCAAAAAAGTACGGTCTGTAGCTGTTCCTCAAACCACTCCTTCCCATGGGGTTTCCGCCAGACGTTTCAAATCTAAGATGGATCAACCTGTGCATCGGAAGTTTAGCTAGCTTGTAGTTTGGCGGAGCTAGCTGCTCAGCGGCGACAAGTGTCTCGTCTGTCTCGTCATAGATCCACCCCTCGATGGTATCTTGTCTGCGGATCTCCCAAGATCTCCATCCCCACAATCCATCGTCAAACTGACTGTTGAAATACTTTGACTGATTGTCTCCTCTGCGGATTTTATATTTGATCCACATGAGACAGAACCCGTACTGAAAGGCCGACATAAGCTCATCGACGATTTGCCTCCAAGAAACTTCCATGTCATACATGGATTCTTCGAGTCTATCCTTCCAGGAATTAGCCTCTCTTTCGCAGCTCTCTTTTGTGCCATATCCGGCCTCAACAGCTTTCTTAACATCAGCTGGTTTTGGCACCCATGGTGCTTGCCTGATGAGTAGTTTCATGCCTCTGAGTGCGCCGCCGATAAGTGGATCATTGTCGCCCATCTCCCGCCACATCCGCATGGCTTTCGATCCTTGCAGATTAGGATCGAACTCATCATCGACTATACGGCCATAGCGTTGAAAGCCCTGACTACCTAGATCCTCAAGAGTCTCAACATCAAGCATGTCATCATTGACACTCATCACTGACTCCTCTTAACCATGACAACTCGGATAGCGCATCCACAGTTCGCGAGTTCTTTGATTGGGGCGTGTTCCATATCACCTGGATGGAGCATTTTGTTTCCCAGTGGAGTTATGAAAAATTTATCCATATCGATTGTGACCCTATTCAATTTGTCGTGTCTTCGATCACCAGCTCTAGTGGCATCGTTATGCGACAACCATCGCTTCATAGGTTTCCATTTTGTGCCTTTGGACATCCTATCTATAAGCTCATAGCCACGAAAAGCTCCAGTATTCTCAGCCATATTTAGCTCGGTCCTGGCAATCAACTGAGCTCGCTCTGGACTCCAAGCGTAAATTCTACCCTCTATATCTTCGCCATGATACGCCCTGCGGATTCTCCTCGCCATCTCCCCCATGCTTGGCTGCGGAGTTTCTCTAGCCGCGTCGCGAAGCAACCGCATGATATGGTGCCTAACCATGCGCTTGGTGGACTCTGATATGTCGCGAACTCGCTCGGCAGTCCATTTATCTTCGCCAAGAGCCGTAAACACCTTGAGTCGAAATTCCTTTGATGTGAGCTCGTTCCTGAGACGCTGCGGATCGATGATCCGGTTGAGCCCACGGATGTTGGTGGCGGTCACGCTGGCGTCCATAGCTCTCGCCGCCCCAAATCTCAAGATGATGTCGCGAAGTTCTTTGTCGATTGGGGCTGCTTTGCGGACAGGCTGCCATAGAGACTTGGCTATCGCCCACTCGCCTTTGCGCTGGACAAGGCTTTTGATTTGTCTGTCTGCCTCATCACGAGCGCGGCGAAGCATCCACCGCTGAATAGCAGTCTCGAACGGGAGGGCTTTCCTAGCTATCAGTAGCTCGTGAGATCTCTTCGTTGTGGCCATCAACTATAGGATAGCCATGGGGGGCGGCGGGGAAACCCCGGGGAGGGACTTCAGCTATTACGATGGTATTCGTAACAGCGCCAGAATGCCTCCCATGCTGAAGCTAATCTCTCATTATCTTCCTTTACTCGGTCTATCAAACGCTTGATCTCACCATCAGCAAATGGTTTCGTTGTCAATACTAACTTGTGCCCATGTAGTCCGTCTCCGAATTGGACGAACGTTGGTTTAGGATCCATGTTGCGCCTCCTTGTTTCATGATGGGGCAGGATTCGAACCTGCATTTCGTGGTATCGCTAACACGTCCAACCGTGCGCTATCACCAGCGTGCCTTACCACTTAGACGACCCATCATGGTACGTACAGCATAAGACTACACCGAAGAGCTCTATTTCGTCAAGAGTAATGAGACTCCCACTCGTTGTCCTGCTCAGGTTGCATCATGTATGGATCGATCGCAAACTCTTGGCTTTTGATGAGTGGAGCTAACGCATAACGAACAGCGTCCAAGCAGTCGTCGTGAAGCTTGACAATGTCTGGCAACACATCGCCTGTCTTCTGAACAACTTTGTACGAGTACAGCCTAAGTTCATCAATAGTGTGTTCGCACCTTGGGTGGACTACGATCCGCTTGTAGCTCCTGATGTGCGCTATCCCATCCTCCACTGACCCAGGCCACTTTTGAGCAGCTATAATTAACGGGTACCCGTGGTTGTTCATGTATCTGATGGTTTCGGGACGCGCACTATCTGCCCTAGTAGTGTATTGCCGAGCCTTTGGGATTTTGTCAAATTTGTCCGGAAGACTGTCGAGGTCTATACCAAGACAGTACACTTCATACTCAATCCATAGGGTGTCATCGTATACCCAGGATCTAATCAGTGTAGTCGGATGGACTGCCCCCCAGTCGGCCCCCTGGTATGGGCCAGCCCAGTCCTCTCCTGGAGTGAATGCTTCAACGACCCACTTGTCTTTGTAGACCTGTGCGGCTGAGCGTTGTATAGTCTCGCCTTCATACACATGCGCAGCAGTTTCTGGGTCCACGCTGAATAGGTATTTACGATGGCGACGGAGTGCTTCTGGGAACCATTTGTTATCCCTCCAGCTAATTCTTGCTACAGTAGCTTCATCCTTAGGCGGGGGATTAGCCACAAACATCTTATAAGTTGGGTCGTCTTTTTGATTTGGGTTGAAGCTAACCCATATTTCAGAACCTTCCTCTCGAATCGTTGGTATCAATATTTCCCAACTCAATTCGCTGATAGATTGTGCTTCTTCTACCCAGCATACGTTTATACCCTCATATGACTGAATCGCGTTAATGTTCCCGCTCAACCCATCGAATATGAATTCAGATCCATTTCTACCAGTGATAACTGTCCTCTGGATCTCAAAGAAATTGCCCAACCCCAACATTTTTATCTGTTTACTCAATATCTTGTGTACCGATTCGCGGATCGATTTCTGCAGCTCACGCGTGCACAAAACGCGTAGAGGCTTCTCCATTGCCTTGATCAAGAGAACACGAGCAAAGGACCATGACTTGCCCGCGCCTCGCCCAGAGTAAACTACCTTATATCGTTTTGGCTCAAATAGAAACTGGAGTTTCTCAGGTATCTCAATGTTGACCGTCATCACCCTCGCCGTTGTTACCCCCAACAAAGGTAACAACAACACGCCCACCCATCGGCTCGCCGTCGGCAATAGTGAGCTCGTTCCTGCGGCGCTCGGTCAACAGACCAAAATATCTACCCATCGAATCGAGAGCTGCTTGCTTAGGATGCATCTTGACTTGCACTTTACCGTTGGATTGAGTTACCGCCATAACGGCGCGCGCAGCAGCCTTCGGCCATTCGCTAGATGGCTTGACGACAAGCTTCCCATCGACGACTTCGGCAACATCAAGTATATTGGAGAACCCAAGCCTCGCCCACTCACGAACGATGTCAGATCCTTCCACTTCGGCAATTGCCGCCGAGCACGCCTTCATGTCTCTGATTCTGCCCGCAACCGCTGTGTTTAGTAGTAGATCAGATGCGTACTTGTTAGCATTCCTAGGCGCGTACCCCGCCGCAATGGCGGCATCCTTCCCGCTTTTGCCCTTTACGATCTCTTCGCAGAACTTCTCTCGACGCGCATTCAGCCGAGAGCTGTCTTTCTCTTTGGGATTTTTGTTGTTGAAACTCATACCTGTATTTTACGGCTATGAAACTGCTACGTCAACATGGCTTGATTCTACGTCTTGCATGTCGGTTATTCACTACTCCTGGAACAACTACCCTACCAACGTCTTTCGGTTTGACCAACTTCGATCGGCCCGCGGCGGTAAACTTCTGTCCGCAAGCGCAAGACCCATTGATTTGGTGGCCCTGTTCGTAGACCATCACAGCTTGTGGATCAGTAGTCTTGATCTCTTCTCCACACGTGGAGCACACACCTTCCAGTGTGTGAACCTCTTGGATATACTTGTGATGGTGTACTTCGATCTCGATCGGATCGTTGCTCTCGTTCGGAGCGGTCCTATGTAATTCGATCATTTACTCACCATCCTCTCTGCAAACTGAGCAGCCGACCTCTTGATATCTTGATCGCTCAGTGTCCAGGCTGGAGATACACCATGACGTTGGCACAAGTCAAGCAGCACCATCGATGTAGCTTGCTTCACAATGTCGCCAGCACATAGTACACCAGCAATTTGCTCCTCAACTGGGAGATCAGAATTGATTAGCTGACCGTTAATCATTGTGGCGTACAGCGCCACAATCTCACTCACCTTTCGAGTCGTGTATTCGGTTATGCTTTTTTCCGAAGACTTGGTCATAGTTCTCTCCATACTTGTTGTTGGTGTATCCTACACCGATGGTTTTACGTGGCTTGTTCGGTTTTGCCGGCTTCCAGCCTTTTGGTTTTGGTGCTTCTGGCATGTCTAACCTCAAAAGTCTTCATTAACAACACCATGATATGGTTCCCACTGGTCGTCCTTCGGTAGCTGACACCTAAGAACTCTAACCCTGCCATATTCGCCATTTGGTCCAAGCGTCCCGAAAACAACGACCCATATCATTTCCAGCCTAACGTAGCTGTTTATGTTCCACGTTTTGCGTCGTATTCTTCTTTCACCAGCATGTTCTAATTCAGTAATGGTCACCCCAACCCCTCCAGCACAAGACGCTCTCTGAGTTTTTTCTTTAACCGCACTTCGACTTGATGCAAACGCTGACGAGAGATGCCTAGTTTCTTTGCCAGTTTATCTAGCGGCCATGGATTGTGAGTCAGAAATCTGTATCTGATCAACATCCTCTCGTGCCTACTCATCGAGTCTAGCATGTCTGCGATCGTGGACCTCAATATCAAGTGCGTTTCATTGAGTGTCGCTTCCTCGTCAGGCTCTGCCGAATCACACCTCAGCATATCCATATGGGTCAACAATGACGAATCAGACAATGGGGCATCTAAATGAAAATCCCCCATGGCCAATCTAATCTCAGTATCGTCTTTTGGGAGGTCGCCTCGTTGATACTTGAAAAACGAAACCCTCTGCTCTTGTGTCGTGCCAAATCTCACGATGGACCATTGGTTGATAATAAACTTTGTCATATACGCTCGGATCCACCACGAGACGTAGGTTGCCAGTCTGTAGCCTTTATCGGGGTCAAACTTCTTCAAACCGTGCATCACCCCCTTGTATCCTTCTTGCACCAAATCGGCAAACGGCACCTTGTAGCGCTTGAATCTATGCGCCACTTTGTGCACCATCCCCGTATTCGACAGAATCAACCTATGGGCAGCGAGCCTATCTCCTGTCTCTTTGTATCTCTTCGCCAGCTCGAGCTCCATCTCCCGACTGAGCGGCTTGTCTGATGGAAGCTTCACTTTCCTAACCACCTACTCATTGTCTCGAAAGTTATCCGTCCAGAATTGCACATCTCGCTCACAAAGCCGTGCCATAGTACTCTACGCTCGATGTAGTTGTAAAGAGGTAAATTATATCGTTGTCTGAACTCGCGATAGGCGCTGGACATGGTCACGGGCGAGCTCCAAAATGCTTCCTGGCGCACCTAACGCACAACCACAAGCCGCAATGCCAGCAGCGGTAGAGCTGCTCCCACTTCCTCACAGATCCACAACCAGCGCAAGGCGGTGGCACACCTGCAAACG